TCATACAGGAGCTACATTTAAGTATGGTGTTTTATTTGATGGTTGGACTAAAGAAAAATATTTTCATAATGTAAATCAAATTGATCAAGATAGGTATGGACAATATTTAGCGGGTTATGGTTATGCTTTTTCTAATAATATAAAAAGAAAAGAATTTACTTCAGGTTTTGCTTTTGAAGATCGTATAGATGTAACGTCTTTTCCTAATCAATATCATTTTGATACTTTTAAATTAAATACTTTTTTTACTTATCAATGTAAATTAAGAAATATTAAAATAGTAGAAGATTTTATTAAAGATGTAGAAATTACAAATAATAAAATTAATTCTATTAAAGGTAGAAAAAAATATAAATTTGATTTTTTTATAGATGCAACTGGTTTTAAAAGACTACTTATATCTAAGTTAGGTGCTAAATATAAATCATTAAATCAGTATTTACCGATGAATGAAGCTATAGCTTTTCAAACACCTGATACTCATTATTATTCTAGTCATACATTAGCTAAAGCTATGGATGCTGGATGGATGTGGCGAATACCTGTTCAAGGAAGATGGGGAAATGGTTATGTATTTGATAATAATTATATGACAGCTGAAGAAGCAAAAATAGAATGTGAAAAATATTTAAAAAGAAAAATAGAAATAGGTAAGAATATTAAATTTAGTGCAGGTACTTTAGATAAGTTTTGGATCGGTAATTGTTGTGCTATTGGATTAAGTGGTAGTTTTGTTGAACCCATGGAGGCTTCTTCAATAGGAAGCTCTATACAACAAACATTTATTTTAATGCATATGATTTCTAATTATAGTCAAAACACTATTAATCGTTATAACAAAGTTATGACTGGTGTGATAGAAAATATAGTTGATTTTGTATTACTTCATTACAAAGTCAAGAAAAACAATTCTAAGTTTTGGAAAGATTATGAAATAAATCTTACTGATAGTTTAAAAGATAAATTAGAGATTTGGAAAAATAGATTACCTATTAGAGAAGATTTTGATGGTAATTATAATTTATTTACCGAAAGTAATTTTGCAATAGTTTTAGAAGGTATAGACCATTTTGATAAAAATAAAATTAAATTTGAATATAACATTCAAAATGATAAAATTAAAAACATGACTAAAACAAAAATGATAGATTTTTTAAATTATCAAAAAGGTAAATATTATCCTAAACACAAAGAATTTATTGAAACAAATAATAAACAATGAAGATAGTAAGTAATTTTATAACAAATGAACAATCAAACTTATTATTATATTACCATTTACAAAATTTTAATTTAAATTTAGATCATTCTTTTATGCATAGAAACACAGAAGTAATAGCTTGTTCCAAAGTAATGTATAAATCTATTATTAAAGATATGCATGATAAATTAGAAAAATTTGGAAAAAGTGTCAATAAAAAATATACTATTAATTATTTTCAAATAGTAAAATGGCCGACAGGGGAAAGTCAGGATAGACACATAGATTTTGAATACCATCCTTTTACAAGTATTTTATATTTAAATGATGATTTTGTTGGAGGAGAAACAATTGTTGGTAAAAAATCTTTTAAACCAATTAAAAATACTATTATTGGTTTTAAAGGTAATAAGATAAAACACGAAGTTAAAAAAATTAAGAAAGGAGTAAGGTTCACGATTCCATGCTGGTATAAGTATGAAGGAGTAACTATAAACTAATTATGAAACAAGAAATAAATCCTACGTGGGCATTTAAATCAGATGAAGTTCAAACTTGGGCTTATCAAAAAGAATTTCTATCAAAAATAGAATGTGAGAAAATTATTAAATTTGCAAATAATCTATCTAAAAATAAAGGTTCTGTTTTTGGTAGTGGAAGAAACGATATTAATTTTACATATAGAGATAGTAATATAACTTGGCTATACCCTAATCAAGATACCGACTGGTTATACAGAAAACTTGTTGATACTGTTACTATGTTAAATAATACATATTTCAAATTTCATATTTCTCATTTTGCAGAAGGTTTACAGTTTACAAATTACAAAGCTCCAAAAGGAGCATATAGAAAACATGTTGATAGAATGAATGGTATTACAACTAGAAAATTATCTTTATCTATTCAACTAACTGATCCTAAAGATTATAAAGGCGGTGATTTAATTTTGTATGAAGATGAAAAAGGTGTAAAAATTCCTAGAGAACAAGGAACATTAATTTTATTCCCAAGTTATGTTATGCATGAAGTAACTAAAGTTTCTAAAGGAGAAAGAAACTCTTTAGTTGCATGGATTACTGGTGATAATTTTAAATAATGTTTTTTAAACAAAGTGATAATTTTCTTACAAAAGAGTGTAAAGATTATATTAATAATTTTATTTTAAGTTCAGACTTTCCATATTATTTAGAACAATATGAACCTTCAGTTAAAGAAAAGTTTTTAAATCATGTTATTGTTTCTAGAGTAGAAGAAAGAAAAAATAGACCTTATCAAAATTCATTTATATATCCTGAAGCTATTAAGGTGATCGAATGTTTTTTTAATAAATTTAATATTAAGTACTCTGAGATATTTAGAATGTGTATCAATCTAACTTACAATAATGGAAGTAAAGGACCTATACATCAAGATCATGATTTTCCACATAAACAATTATTAATATATTTAAATAATGCTGATTCTAAATCTAAAACAGTAATACTAAACAAATCAAATAAGATAGTAAAAGAAATAACTCCTAAAAAATTTAGAGGTATCTGTTTTGAAAACACACCTCATTATCAATATTATCCTAAAAAAGGAGAGAGAATAGTTTTGATAACTACTTTTAAATGAAAAATTATTATTTAAATAATCTTAAATATATTAAAGATAATCAAAAAGCTCTTATCAAAGATGCTGAGTTATGTAATGATAGATTTAAATTTAATTTTAAAGATCAAATATCAACTACATGGTATTACAGATATTATAATTTTGCTTCTTTAAGTGTTGGCACAAATTATTATTATGTATTTAAACAGCTTCAAAAAATAATAAGAAAATTTGTAAAACATAATAAACCTTTATGGTATCAATGTTGGTTAAATTTTGATTATCAACATAAAGTTTTAAACTGGCATAACCACATAGAGTGTGATTATCATGGATATATATCAATAAGACCACACAATACTGAAACTCAATTTGAAAATTATACTATTAAAAATAAAGTTGGAAACATATACATTGGTGATCCCTATTTAAAACATAGAGTAAATGTAATTAAACCTTTTAATACTCCAAGAATAACTTTAGGTTTTGATATTGTTTCAGAAAAATCAATTAAATATTTATATAAAAAATACGGTAAGATAGATATTAACACTGCATATATACCTATATATGAAACTAATTGATGATTTTTTAATTGAAAAAGAATTTAAATCTATACAGGATTTATTAACTAGTCCTAACTTTTCTTGGTACTATCAAAAAGATTCTGTACCAGGAGATAATCTTTCTCATATGTCTCATTTATTTTGTGAATTTGATAAAATCAATTCTGACTTTTTTAAATATATAAGTCCGATACTAAATAAACTAAATGTTAAAAGTATATTAAGAATAAAAGCTAATCTAACTTTAAATAGAAATAAAGTTACTAAAAGTCCTTACCATACAGATCATTTAGATACAGATTTAAAACATACAACAGCTATTATGTATATAAATACTTGTAACGGATATACTGAGTTTAAGAAGCCAAAAAAGAAAGTATTATCTGTAGAAAATAGACTATTTAAATTTAAATCAAATAATCCCCACAGGGCTGTTTCACAAACAGACACAGATGCTAGAATAGTGCTTAATATTAATTATATATAATGAATTTAATGCCAGATTATACAACGATATCTAAATAAGGTATAATACCATATATGCCATTAAGAAAAGTACAATTTGCACCAGGATTTAATAAACAAGCCACAGACTCTCAAGCGGAAGGTCAATGGGTTGATGGGGATAATGTACGTTTTAGATACGGATCTCCTGAAAAGATAGGTGGATGGGAACAAGTTTTATCGGATACATTAGTAGGTGCCGCTAGATCCATACATACTTGGGCAGATTTAGGTGGTAGAAAATACGCTGCTATTGGTACAGATAAAATTTTATATATCTATAATGGTGATAATTTTTATGATATTACACCCACAGATTCATCTATAGCCGTGAGCGGCGGTGATATAACCACGACTAACGGATCACGAACAGTCACTATTACAATGCCTTCTGCACACAATTTAGAAGTGGGAGATATTACAACTTTTGATAACGCAGGTTCATTTACAGCTGGTCAAACAGATTACGTAGCATCTGATTTTGATGATGTATTATATGAAGTGCAATCAGTTCCTTCTACTACAACTTTTACTATTCAAATGGCTACTGCCGAAACAGATACAGGAGCAACGAATGACGGAACACTAGATACTTTACCTTACTATAAAATTGGTCCATTATTACAAGCTTATGGATATGGATGGGGTACAGGTACATGGTCATCGTCTACATGGGGTACACCTAGAACATCTTCAAATGCTGTATTGGATCCTGCGTCATGGTCTTTAGACAACTATGGAGAACTATTAATTGCGACCATTAAAAATGGAACAACCTTTCAGTGGAGTCCTAATGCGGGAACAGGTGTCACAACAAGAGCAACCATTGTCACTAATGCACCTACTAAATCTGTTATGACTTTAGTATCTGATCGAGATAGACATTTAATATTTTTAGGAACAGAGACAACTATTGGTTCTCCAACTACACAAGATAAAATGTTTATTAGATTTTCTGATCAAGAAAATATTAATGACTACACTCCAACCTCTACAAACACAGCAGGTACATTTAGAATAGATTCTGGAACTAAAATTATTGGTGCTGCAAAAGGTAAAGATTATGTTTTAATTTTAACAGATACTTCAGCATATTTAATGCAGTTTGTAGGAGCTCCTTATACTTTTAGTATAAGACAAGTTGGTTCTAATTGTGGGTGTATGGGACAGCATTCTATCGTATACGCAAATGGTGCGGTGTATTGGATGGGGGACTCTGGAGGCTTTTTTATGTTTGATGGTACAGTTAAATCTATGGGTTCTTTAGTCGAAGATTTTGTGTTTACAACAACTGCAGATAACCAAGGTTTTAATTTTGCATCTGGTTCTGAATTAACTTATGGTTCTCACAATAGTTTATATCAAGAAATAACTTGGTTTTACCCAACAGCAACTTCTAATTATGTAAATAGGTCTGTAACTTATAACTACGGAGATCAAGTATGGACTACGGGATCATTAGCAAGAACTTCTTATGCAGACGCTCACGTTTTTGATGATCCTATGGCAACTAAGTTTGATTTAAATACAGCTCCAACATCACCAGTTGTACAAGGAATTTCTAATGGAGCTTCTTATCTATTTAATCACGAAGTTGGTGTTAATGAAGTTATGGATAATGGTAATACTATAAATGCTATTTCTGCTTACATTGAATCAGGAGATTTTGATTTAGATGTCGAAGGTGATGGAGAATACTTTATGAAGATTAGAAGATTTATTCCTGACTTTAAAGATTTACAAGGTAATGCTAAAGTAACAATATTATTAAGAAGATACCCTGCAGATACTCAAACAAGTTCTACACTAGGACCATTTACTGTTACTTCTTCTACCGATAAAGTAGATACAAGAGCACGTTCTAGATTAGCTTCTGTTAAAATAGAAAATGATGCAATTAATGAAAGATGGCGTTATGGAGTGTTTAGAGTAGATATACAACCAGATGGAAGAAGATAATGGCTAAAGTACAAGTTTTTTTACCAGAACCACCAAGAGAATTTTCTACTGAAAGTTTTAGACAAATTAACTTAGCATTAGAAACTTTGCAAAATCAATTAAATACTAACTATCAAAAAGAAACTAAAGAGGAATTACAAAGACAAAATTGGTTTTTAATGAGGTAAAATGAATTGTAATAATGTAAATACAGAGCCTACAGTAATAGGTGGTGGA